GATTGAGCCTATCCTGTGGGGCATCGTCGCCGCCTTTGTCGCTTGGAAAATCGTTACCATAGCACAGACAATCCAGCAATGGCTGCTTAACGCGGCGCTTTTGGCAAACCCTTTGGGCCCGATAATACTTGCAATCGGGTTAATAATCGCCGCTATCATCGCCTGGGCCAACTCGGTGGGCGGCTTCCGCGTCCTTTGGCTCATGGTTGTCAACGCCATTCTGACCGCGTGGGACTGGGTTAAAATCGGCTTCTTCGCCGGGGTTTATTGGGTCATGGATTTGTTCGACAAGATGGCCCTGGGTATGAAATCCGCAGGTGTTGCCATATCAAACTTCATGGGTGATATGAAGGTCAGCGTTTTGATGATCCTGCAAAACATGGTCAACAGCGCGATTGATATTATCAACGGCTTCATCAGCAAACTAAACAAAATCCCTGGCGTCAATATCGGCTTAATCGAGCAAGTGACCTTTGGCACGAACGCAAAACTGGCAAACGAGGCCGAAAAACAGGCCCGTAACGCCGAGCTGGAAAATTCGCGCGCGGCGGTTGACGCGGCTATTGCCGGTCGCGCCGGTACGCTGGACGCAATGAAGGAAGACGCAAGAGCGGCCACAGCTGAACGCTTGGCCGGTATCGAGGAAGCGCGGGCGGCGGCGCAGCAAAAGGACGAATCAAACCTCATGACCCCGGAAGATTACGTTTACACCAATTTTGACGGTATGGGCAGCGATATATCTGACATTGCCGGTAATACAAAAAGAACTGCTGATTTCAGCGAAGAAAACCTGAAATACATGAAAGACATCGCCGAAAGGGATGCGATAAACCGTTTCACCACCGCCGAGGTGAACATTGATTTCGGCGGGGTAAACAATACCGTTAACTCCAATATGGACTTGGACGGCGTTGTTACTTATCTCGCGGACGGGGCGAAAGAGGCGCTTGAACAGGTCGCGGAAGGGGTGCATAAGTAATGTCGTATATTTTTTATATGGCTGGTGAGATGTTGCCCGTGACCCCCGGCCAACTGCAAATTAAGACAAAGAACCAGAACAGAACAATCGCCCTTATCAATGAGAGCGAAGTAAATCTTCTGAAAAGCCCCGGATTGACTGATATATCATTCCGGGTTTTGCTCCCGAATGTACATTATCCGTTTGCGCGTTATACCGGCGGGTTTAGGGGCGCAGCGCATTATCTGGAACTCATTGAACACCTGAAAACCCAAACGGACAAGAATGGGAAGATTCTTCCTTTTCAATTCATCGTCTCGCGGACGATGCCGAACGGTGCAATCCTGTTTGACAGCAACATTAAAGTGTCTTTGGAAGATTATAAGATGGTCGAGAGCGCGGATAACGGCTTTGATGTGTTCGTTGATATATCTTTGAAACAATATCGTAATTACGGGACTAAAACCGTTAATCTTAACCCGGCGACCGCCGTGCAGCCCAACGCGACGGTGCAGGTTGAAGAATCCCGACCGGCTGAATCCGCGCCGCAGGAGGCGGCAATCACGGTTGTTGAGGGTGACAGCCTTTGGTCGGTATCAAAAAGATACCTAAGAGACGGCGAAAGGTTCCGGGATATTTACGCCTTGAATCAAAGGAACATTGATGAAAGGAACAGGGGATCGGGGCGTTCCAAATATACCGTTCATCCGGGGCAGGTGGTTATGTTGCCGTTATAGAGGGGTGAGACAATGAATTTTGAGCTGATGATTCAGAACGGAGATAATGTTTATATACCGGTTGTCACCAATGGCGTGATGTGGACGACCGACCGCCGCGGTGCGCCGGGGAAACTGACGTTCACCGTTCTCAATGACGAAACACTCGACATCACGGAAGGCAACCCTGTCCGGCTCACCGTAGATGGGCATAATATGTTCTACGGTTTCATATTCACGCAAAAGCGGGATAAGAAGCAGCAAATTTCTGTTACGGCCTTCGACCAGCTGCGCTATTTGACAAACAAAGATACCTATGTTTATTCCGACCTCACTGCCAGCGATGTTATCATAATGATTGCCGAGGACTTCAAACTGAACCTGGGGACGATTGAAGAAACGGAGTTCCGCATCGCCTCCCGCGTTGAGGATAATTCCAGCCTGTTTGACATCATTTACAACGCTATGGATTTGGATTTGACTAACACCGGCAGAATGTATGTGTTCTATGACGATTTCGGCAAGCTGACCCTGAAATCGCTGGACAACATGAAACTCGACATTCTTATTGACGAGGAAACAGGGGAGAGTTTTGACTATACCTCGTCCATTGATGATAACACATATAACAGAATCAAACTGTCCTTTGAGAACGATACAACCGGGATGCGCGATATTTACATAGCGCAGGATGGGGAGAACATCAACAGGTGGGGAATACTCCAATTCTTTGATACCTTGCAAGAAGACGAAAACGGGGAAGCGAAGGCCGATATGTTCCTGAACCTCTACAACGCAAAATCCCGGAGGCTGAAAATATCAAAGGTTTTCGGGGATAAGCGTGTTCGCGCCGGTTCCATGCCGGTTGTCAATATGAATCTGGGCGATTTGAAAGTTCAGAATTATATGCTGGTGGAGAAATGCGTCCATACCTTCAACAACGGCGAACATTGGATGGATTTGACCTTGAAAGGTGCGGGTATTTGATGGCCGATTTTAACGAACTGATTGAAGCGATGAAACAAGCGGCATTGGACGTGATAAAGGCTTCCAAGCCGACGGCTGTCATGTTTGGCCGGGTTATCAGCGCCTCGCCGCTGCAAATCAACGTGGAGCAGAAGATGACGCTTGAATCACGGCAGCTGATACTATCCCGGAATGTGACAGATTATGCGGTGGAAATGACCGTTGACATTTCAACCGACAGCGCATTGAAGAATATGAGTTTAAGCCATTACCACCCATACGCCGGAAACACATACATCGCAGGCGACCCCCTTCACGGGCATAATTACAGCGGCATTACAGACGCCGCGCTGAATGAAGATTTGGAACACTCACATGCAATTCAGGGCAGGCAAACAATCACGGTTCACAACGGACTTATGGTTGACGATGAAGTAATTTTGATTCAGCTGCAAGGCGGGCAAAAGTTCCTTGTAATTGACAGATTGGGGTGATCGCATGATTCCGGCAAATGGGTTTTTGGATCAGGATTTCACGGTAGCCGAACAATCCAGCCATACTTGGTATCTGGACATTGACCGCAATATTGTTTCGGGCTTCACCGATAATCTTGACGCAATGAAACAGGCGATATATCTAATCCTTGAAACGGAGAGATACCAGTATGCTATCTTTTCATGGAATTATGGGGTTGAGCTGCTTGACTTGTTCGGCCGACAAATATCTTTTGTGGCGCCGGAATTAAAGCGCCGAATATCGGAGGCCTTGCTGCAAGACAAGCGAATCCGGCGCATTGATAACTTCGATTTCAAGGTGGCGCGGAATATCGTTACGGTGACTTTCACGGCGATCACGATTTACGGTAATTTACCCATTGAAAGGGCGGTGACAATTTGATGCTGTACAGCGATATAACCTATGAAATGATTCTGGCCCGGATGATTGACCGGGTAAACAAGTGGGCGGCTCAACGCGGGATTATCCTTGATACGCGGGAAGGATCATTAATCAGGACAGCCCTTTCGCCGGCCGCGGCCGAGCTGAAATTGATGTACATAGAGCTTAACGAGGTTTTGAATGAATCATTCGCGGACACGGCATCAAGGGATTTCCTTATCCGCAGGGCTGCGGAGAGAGGGATAGCACCAGAACCGCCTTTTCCCGGAACAAAGGCAATCAGGCAAGGCGAATTTAGCATGAATATTCCGATAGGTTCAAGGTTCTCCTTGAGCCTTTTGAATTATATTGCTCTTGAACAGATTTCAAACGGCGTTTTCAAGATGGAGTGTGAAACGCCTGGTATTGTCGGCAATCTGGACAGCGGGCCGCTTGTCCCGATAAATTACATTAACGGTCTGGAATGGGCGCGCTTGACGGATGTGCTGATCCCCGGCGAGGATGAAGAGCCGACGGAACATTTGCGGCAAAGGTATTTTGACAGCCTCAAATCGCAGGCCTTCGGCGGCAATATCGCCGACTACAAGGAGAAGGTGAACAAGCTCCTCGGCGTTTACGGCTGCAAGGTTTATCCCGTCTGGAACGGCGGCGGGACGGTGAAAATCGTTTTCATCAACAGCCAATTCCAAAAGCCGTCTCCAATGCTTGTTGATGAAGTCCAAACAGCCCTTGATCCGGTGCAGAATCAGGGCATGGGGTTGGGCATCGCGCCGATCGGCCATGTTGTCACGGTCACGCCGGTTGACGAGACGACAATCAACATTACAACGACCCTGACATATCAAGGCGAGTGGGATTGGGCCGCGGTGAAGCCTTATGTCGAGGCCGCCGTTGACCAATATCTTCTGGAGCTTTCAGAAGGATGGAGCAAGGTTGATTGGGAAAACGACCCGACTGCGACATTGGTTGTGCGAATCAGCCAGATCGAAACCCGCCTCCTGAATCTGACTGGGATTCTTGATGTGCAAAATACCGCGCTGAACGGTGCGGCGCAAAATATGATACTTGACCCGAACAATATACCGATAAGGGGGACTGTTACCGATGTTTGAAAACAGGCCCTTGATTGATTATCTGCCGGGAGTTTTGCGCGACATCAGGGAGTATCAAGCCCTGATGATAGGCGAAGAGCCGGAAATTGCCCTGCTGTGGGAGAGTATGCAATCTGCGCTTGATGACCAGTTTATCACCAGCGCAACGGAGAACGGCGTGAAGCGGTGGGAGCGCATTTTGGGTATTGTTCCCAAAGGCACCTTCATGTTGGAAGAACGGAAGTTCACCATTTTAACCAGGCTGGCGGAACAGCTGCCCTATACGATTACGATGTTGGAACGGATGCTGACGGAGTTATGCGGCCCAGGCGGCTTTACCGTCAACTTGAACGCAGACGAATATACTTTGAACGTGAAGGTTGCTTTGACCGCGGCGAACAATTTCAACGACGTCAATTTGATGTTGTTTCGGGTTTGCCCCGCCAACCTGATAATCAATCTGCTGATCGAGTTCAACCAGTGGTATAAACTAAAAGCCTTCATGTGGGGCGATCTTAGCGCTAAAACATGGGATCAAATCAGAAACGAGGTGCTGTAAAACATGGACAAAACACCGAATTACGGATTGAATAAACCC